CCTTGAGCTCTGCCACGGCGATAAGGTTTGTCCACGTGCTGCCGCCATCCGTGCTGTACTGGATGTAGCCGTCCGCCACACGCAAGCCTATGCTGCCAGCACCGCCGCTTGCAGCAGCTTCATTGATGGCCGCGACGAGATTTTCCTTGGCCTCCGTCGTCAGGTCGGCAAGGTCGCCGATCTGGCGCTGGATCGTCTGCAGCGTCATCTGGTCCGTCGGGGTGTATGTATACCCGGCGGGCTTCGCGCGCTTATGGACCACAAAGTCCTGCTGCACCATCGTGTACGCGCCGGTGTCGTCGGTTACGTAGGCGTATGCCGTCAGCGGGTGCCAATCCTGCAGCAGCTCGTCCGGGATGATAGCCGTGCCGTCGTCCCCAACATCAACGTCCACGCTGCGGCCAAAGCATCGATTTTGATAGTGGATCTGTTTGACGCCGTCGCCGTCGGTGATCTTGACCCGCCGCCCTGTGTCCCACTGCCACAGCGCCCCTCGTCCATCTGCAATCGAGATTTTCATGTGGTTCCTCCTTTACTTGTATTTGCCCACTACGTAGTAGCTGATGCGTGGGTAGTTGATGGCGCCCTGATTCGGTCGCGCCAACGCATATGCTGGCGCACTGGTCTTTAAATCGTCAGACGCGCTGAACAGCGAGATCAGCCATGCATCCGCTCCGCCACCCATGTAGGTTGCGTTGATCACCGGGGTGTCAACAAAAGCGAACGGATACTTCCGCGCGGCGACGTTGACATCGCTGCGCATCCACGTGCCAAAGTATAACGCCCCCCATGCTTCGTCAATTGTCAGTTTATCCGTGTCGAACGTCGCCCACATCTCTGCCGTGCCGTTGCTCCACTTGCGCCACGCCCACTTGCCGGTCTTGCCCTGGGCAACGACATAGTCCGCGCCAACACCGGATACCGGCGATCCGGAAGGGCCGCTATCGGACGTGTTGTAGCTGCTGCTGGACTCCACGCTGTTGCCAATCGACGTTTTCCCGGAAAACACGAACGTATAATCCGCTATGATCGACGGGTATTCCCGGCCGTTGATGTCCTTGACGATGACCTTGTCGAAAATATCAAGCCGCGGGTCGGCCGGAAGATCACCGGAAAACTTATAGATCGGCTTATTTTTCAGCTGTTCGTACGCCGTCTCTGCGACTGCTTCAGCAGCGACCGTGATTGATCCGGACGGTCCTTCGATGCCCAGCCACAAATTATCGTCATTCAGTTCGATAACGTAGCCTCCGGCACCGAAAAAATACGTGTGCTCTTGCCCGTCACTGGCGAACGTCTTTTTCACGCGCACTCCAGTGACTTCGACCGGCGTACTTGCCACTTCCAGTTGGTTAATCCACTGTGTTAACGTCACATCTGCTGTAGACGTAATCGGTCGCACGTACAGCGCATCCCCAGACACCATGGCATTGCCACCGCAAGCCAGTGCGATAGCTTCAATCACCTGCCGAATGGTATGTTGTGCGTCCACGGTCGCCAGTGCGTTATATCCCAAGTCGCTATCAATTGCGCTGGCTGTCAGGCCAATCTGCTGCGCCGCCAGCTCCCACAGCTCTTTGTAGTTATGGTCCCCCTGCATTGCTGCCGGACACAGCACATCCGCCGCCTTCATGGCATCGTAGCAAGTAAGCGTGGTAACTTCGTGCACGGTTTCCACTTCATAAACTTTAAAGCTGCCCATTGGAACCAAGTATCCATTGCCGTCAATGGTGATATTGGCTTTCAGGTGCACTGTCGCTCCTTCGTATAGATTCCGGTTATCTACGTTTTGCCACCCATCATCGTACATTTCAATTGTTGCACATTTGCACGCAGAAAGCCCAACTGGGTAACTGCCGGATGATATCTGCGCTGTGATTTTCGTCCCGCCCGGGCGGAACTGCGAGTTGCTTGCCTGCAGGTGCTCTCCGGCCTTGACCGTCACAGTTGTCCCGCCATAATACACCAATGTCACATCGTGATCCCATGTAAAAGTCGCTTCAACCACGAAGTTTGTCTGCGACGGGTAGGCGCTTGTGATTTGACTTTCGACTGTTCGCATATCATGTCACCACCAATCACGTCAGCGGATTGACGCTGACCATGTTAAAATCCAGGGACGTAAACAACTCTTTGCCTTCGTTCAGCCGGCCAATGTCAAGCTGCCCCTTGCCGACGTAAAACCACGACGTACACCACGCGCCATAGTAGGCGGAAAAGTAGTGCAGCTGGAATTGCTGGCCTTTGGCGATGATCTTCAGGATCTGCGACAGCATAGTTTTGCTGATCGACGCCCGGCTATACCCCAGCGCTTCCACCGTGAACAGCGGGCTGACGACGGCCGCGCCGGTCTGGGTGCGGCCGCTGTCCTCCGTGTAGGTCGTTTCAAAGTCATACGACAGCGCACCGGAGTCAGGCTGTGGAAGCACCAGCCATTCATCCGACGCGCTTTTGCGAATTTTAATATATTCCTGTGCCATGTGTTACACCGCTACAAGCGGGTTTTTGCCCGTTTGCCCTTTCCGCAGTTTTGCTTCGGTGATGACTTCGTCAAACAGCGTGCGACGATCCAGACGCGCGATGAATTCATATCGGCTGCCAGCGCTGCCGGCTTCTTCGCGCACGATCTGGCGCAGCAGGGATTCCGGCGCTTCCAGGTTGTTGCCGTTGCGCTGGTCGCCCAGCACGGCAAGGAACTGCCGGTTCGCCGGGATGACCGCGCCGCGCGCCAGCATCGGGATCTGCGGCACTGGCAGTGGATTCACGCCCCACATATTCTGGAACGGTGAAATGCCGAGGAAGTGTGCATTGCGGATCGTATTCAGCATGGAATTGATCTTGTTGAACGGTACGGCAATGATCGTGTTCATGCCGCGGATAATGGCGTTGACAACCGCACGGAAGGTGCTTTCGATGCCCTCCTTGATGCCTGACCAGATACGGCCGCCGGTTGAAAACACGTCCTTGACCTTCTGCCATGCATCGCGGAATTTGCCCTGAAACCATTCCGGCACAGATTTGAACGCGTTTTTGATGCCCTCCCAGGCGGATAAAGCGCCGGAGGCGACTTTTTCCCACAGGGATTTGAAGCCGTCCTGCAGGCCGCCAATCGGATTCATTAAATCCAACAAACCGAGGCCTACTTTTTTGATGCCTTCCCACACGTTGCCGTCTAGTATGTCGGCGATACCTTCCAGCACCAAACCGACGCTGCTAAGAATCCACGCGATTCGCTGCATCGCCACATACAAGACGGTTTTCACGACAAACTGCACGACCGGCGAATCCCAGATACGCTTCAGGGATTCGATGATTGAACGAAGTGCTTCGCCGATTTTCGTCAACCCCGCCTGGACGTTGTCCGGCAGCTTGACCTGGCTGACGCCGCTAAAATCAGGCGCGGCAGACCCGCCGCCACCGCCTCCGCCGCCGGAACTGTCGTTTGATTCCCAGCGGTTCATTTCGTCCAGCCCGGAAAGCTGCCGCTTCGCTTTTTCCGCCGCGTCACCGGCTGCGGATGTGGCGTTTGCCTGCTGGTACAGCGCTTTGGCGTTGGCCTGTGCCTGCGATGCCGTCTGACCGAAGATTGCGCCAAATACAGACGAAATAACGGCCGTAAGCTTCGCCAGCCATGACAGCAGCGTCCGAATGGCGGGAAGAACAAAACTATAAATCGGCGCGAAGGCCGTCAGTAGATTGCCCCTGATCTGCGCAAGGGACGCAGTCATTTGCTTGTCTGCGTTGATGGTGTTCAGCAGCACAGACCGCATGGCGCGCAGCGCCTTCGCGATCATCGTAAAGATAAACACTTTCTTCGCGATGGTGGCAATGCGCTTTGCAAATTTGCCCATTTGTTCGGACACTTTCGACGTCGATGCAGCCGCTGACTGCTGCTTCTGCATGTAGGCGCCTATAGCGTCGTTTGCCTTGGCCTGGTCCGCCTGCAATCCCTGCAACTGCAGTTGTGCGTCTTTCATCTGCTGCGTCGTTTTCTGGATTGCATCGCCGGTTTCCTGCGATACTGTCCCGGTGCTTCTGGTTTTCTTTTCGTTTTCGGCAACAGCTTGCAGTTCTTCCAGCTGCTGCCGTAGCGTGGCTACCTTCTGTGCGGCCTTGTCCACATTGTTCGCGGCCTTTTTCGCGTTGTTTTCCAGCTTCGCAAGGCCAGCGTCAAACTGGCCACTGTTTATCGTTGTATCAAATACCAGATCGCCGACAACATCAGCCATCGCGCGCACCCCCTGTCATCAGCTGCCGGATGAATTCATCTTCGTCGTCGGTCAGATGCGCCGACTTGAAATCAACCAATTCCCGGTTTTCGTCGTAGTATTCGCGTTCCCACTTTTCCAGTTTCTTGTGCTTGCGCAGCTTCCGCCGGATGTCCAGGACTGTGGAAAACGTGCAGTCACCGATCTCCATGTAGTAGCCGATGAACGTCCACCAGTGCATATACGGCAGCGCGCGCACGTCCTGCCCGGCTACGCGGTTGATCGGTGCAATGATCATCGGGAAATCCTGTTCCCAGTCCATCTGTTTCGGCTGCTG